TCCTCGCTTCGGTCGTCGCCTCGATGTCGTCAGAGTCGTACATCGCTCCAATATCGACGTTCAGGTACTTTCCAGACGCAATTCCCTGTGCAATCTTGTGGATCGAGACATATCGCTCAATCGCCACTCCCATGCAGTCGTCAATCGACGTTCCGTTGGGGTCAAACAGGAAATTTCTCGGATTTACCGGGGCCAATTTGACGGAAATCCGGTCTTTTTCGCCGACACCATACGCCGCAGTCTGCGCGTCAATCGGAACCTGCATGGGTTTGTACTGTTTTTCGCTGCCGACAGTGATTTCGGCGATGCCCGTCCCGTAAATCTCGCCCATCAGCGTGATCTGGTCGATACTTTTTCGTATTTTGTCCTGCGCGAAGTCCTCATACAGCTTCGCTTTCATCACCTCAACATCGACGCTGCCGGTTTTGTCCTCAATATCGTCCTTGATGTCGAAAAACTCGCCCTGGCCGAAGATCGCTTCCATTATCTCGGCATGGCGTGTCTCGATGGCCTGCTGTGTTGCCGGTGAGATTACCCGACTGCGTTCGGATTCCCTTGCTTTGTCGCTGGCGTCCCACACTCCGCGCCAGATGCGCTCGTATTTGTCCCACAGGTCTTGGTAATTTTGATCCCTATATTCCCGCCACCTCTCGCAGTGGTCGCTGACAAAGGCCGTAAGCTCCTTGTCGTTCTCGGTAGGCTCGTAATAAATGGTCGCCGGTTCTTCAGTCGTGTCATCCACGACATGCCCTGTGTTCTCGAAATTCACTTTGTCGGCGTCCATCTTTACTCCTTGACTGCGGTAAGAACCTATCCGGTTAGTAACTTATCACACTCCAGCGACTAAATCAACAGGTTCCCATTCCTCTGCTGTTTCGTTCTGGTCGCCATAAATAGTTTCATGGAGATGCGCTATCAAACTTAGCGCGTCGGCCCCGTCATCGTGAACCTTCTGTGAAGGGAACATTAGCAACTGATCCTTCAGCTTGTCATGGTTGCCGTCATCACTGAATATTATCCTGCCGTGTTCAAACCGGCCCTGCAATGCGAAGATCACGCGATTGGCAATTGCATCAACTCCTTTTTTGCTTGAACCGGAAGTCGATATTGCTTCAATGTGGGCATATACATTGTTCTTCCTCTGAAGATCAGTAAGGTACGGCATCACCGCCCTCATCAAACTTCCTTTTTCTATCCCCACGCAGATAGGCTTGTATGTCCTGATCGCCATGAGGATTCTCACAGCAGTTTCCCTTACATCCTTTCGGAACATATCAACCTTCTTTACCCACCATGTTCCCTCGTCAGTAATCTTCACCACCGCAATAGCTGTATCGTCCAAATGCTTCTTTTTATTCGGGTCGCTCACATCCTCGAATCCAGCCAGATCGACTGCGATGTAGTAACTCCCATTCTTCGGTTCAGGGCCAGACTTAAACCATTCTTCCTTGAATATGTCGGCCCCCATCGTATCAAACGAAGCCATGTATTCCTGCTTGAAGGCCATCGTACTCATTGAACGCTTTGCAGCTTCAATTTCAGACCGAGAGATTAATGGATTGTCGTACGTTGTGAGATGCCAGGACTTCCATTCTTCGTCAGTCCCGGCCATTCCAAGGTCGAAATAATCACGGAATAAACTGATGCCAGGATTTGGCGTTCCAATGAATAGCGCAGTACCCTCCATATCCGAAAGTGCAGGCCGGATAATCAATTCCCAAACGTTATCCTTCATCATTTGCATCTCGTCTAGGGTGCAGTGGTACAACTTCATCCCTCGGAGTGAATCAGGAGAGTCAGCACCTCTGACGTAGATCGTTATCCCATTCACCAACTTAATCTCGCCATTATTCACATTAGATTTCGAGATAACCAACGCACCAAGCTCAAGCAGCAAATCCCAACACAAAACTCTCGCCATTCCCTGCGTCGGCGCGACGTACATCACCCCTGCATCTTTGCTTGGACATTCCAATGCCTTTATCAATGTATTAACAACAGAGAATCTAGTTTTACCACAACGTCTTCCGGCGACAATAGTCTTGAACCGAGAATTGTCCTTGATCGCCTCTTTTTGCCACGGAATGAAATCAAATCGTAATTCGCTCATACAACTTCCTGCGTATCAACAACCAATCCTTCAACATCCTTAATATTCGGCGCAGCAATCCCTTTCAACTGCACATCACCAATCACAATTGTGATTCCGTTACTTCCAAACCCACTCGCCCTCTCCTCCCGATCACCCCACTCCACCCGCGACATCTTCGCCGCCTGCTTCCCATACGTCTCCGCCTGCAACCTCGCCAGCGGCACACTCTCCACACTCGCATCCCTCACCACCTGCAATCCCTCATACACCAACCCATCCGCGAAACACCTCTTCGCCAACTCCCATTCCGCCATCCTCTCAGCCTTCCCCTCCAACCACCGACGCATCACCATCCACGGCATCGCATTACTCCGCGCAATGTTCCTAGGGTCTTCACCCTCCGCTACCCGCGTCATTATCAGCGCCAATGCCCCTTCCTCGCCATGCTCAGCAATCATCCTGTCCATTCTCGCCCACCCTTCGTTTGTCAGTCTTCCCATGACTTAGCATAGCATTTTTGTGGATAACTTTTGAATAGCCGTTTTGCGAGGGGATGGGTATGGCTAAAACTCACGCCCCAGCCGACTCAAAGCCCCCCCCCATCGAGCTAACGCTGCGCTGCACCATGCGCAGTGAGCACTAACCAACCAAGCCGACGACCATGCGAGCATCGCATCGCCCAGGGATACGCGACTAGGTATCGGCAGCTTGCCGGTATCGGATCACGCAGGCCAGCTCCCAGGTAGCGGCATCGTCTCCGACACATGCCAAGGATGCGCGCCAGCTTGCAGGCCGCCGATGCCACTCCGATGCCATAGCGTGCCCAGGGTGCGGCGATTACTGGAGAGGGGATAGAGCGCCTACATGTAGGTCGAACTCGGTACAGCGCCGCCTTGCATCAAGCACCATACGTTACCCGTATCACGCTCCCTAACACTCCCTAATCTGATCTACACTCCCCAAGACTCCCTAATCTGATCTACACTCCCCAAGACTCCCCAAGTAGGGAGGGAGGGAAATAGGGAGGGAAAAAGGGAGGCAGGGAGGGACAGGGAGCGTATTACATTGGTGTTCGTATGCGCGTGTACGGAGGCTTATAGTAAAAGCACTCCCTTTGCCTCCCTGCCTCCCTAAATCGAGGTGTTTTGGGTCTCTTGGGTAGGTTTGTGCGCTGTAGGTAAGCATTTGCTAATATACTCTTCCAATAGTGCTCTATAAATATCTTGTCTCTGACTGCAAATAATGCTTGACAATCGGTTGTGATGGATGTACTATGTGATTGTACGCTACGCATTATAACTAATTATAGGGGTTAATCATGAACGATATTAAGACTATCCGTGGCATTGATCGCGGTCTGGCCTGCGTGGATATTCATTGCGCTGGTGGATTAATTATCCGCAAGGGTCAATCTGTGCGCGCCGAGCTTCAATTTTCGCGTGAATGGCCTTGTGGTGGATTCCGCACCGTGTTCAATGGCGGTCTGGATTTTGCCAACGCTGATGCGTTCGATCTGCTGCTGTAAACCCTAGCGGCCAGCTCCCTCTGGGAGCTTTCCAGTAGCGTTTGAACGGGCGCGGACGTATACCGCGCATACATAGTAAGGGGTACGAAAATGGAACATACAGCAACCTACTCACCGGAAGACAACAAGCTGAGGCTTTATCCGGCTTTCAAACTCGACGCCTCCGACTATGAGCGCGTAAAGGCTGCCGGCTTCAAATGGGCACCTAAGCAAGGGCTATTTGTTGCGCCGATGTGGACGCCGGCGCGGGAGGACTTGCTTATCGAAATGTGCGGCGAGGTGGGCGACGAAGACACAAGCCTGGTCGACCGCGCCGAGCAGCGCGCAGACCGTTTCGAGGATTACAGCGAGAACCGAGCTAAAGATGCCGAATCCGCGCATAAGGCAGTATCCGCCATCGCCGATAATATCCCGCTTGGGCAGCCTATCCTTGTAGGCCATCACTCCGAAAAGCACGCACGAAAGGACGCGCAGCGCATCGAGAACGGAATGCGCCGTGCCGTCAAGATGTGGGAACAAGCCGAATATTGGAAACAGCG